AGTTGGTTTTTTAAAACGACCCTTATTATTACTATATGTAATATTATTATTAACCTTTATATTATTATCCTTAAAGTTTTCTTTAATACCCCCCTTATCGTTTTCTTTAATACCCCCTTTAAGAATACTTAAATACCTCCTATCAATTTCTTTAGTACCTCCCTTGTAGGTATAATAAGATGATATATAGCCATTTGAGATTAATTCGTTAATCCATTTAGATATTGTTACAACACTCTTGCCATAAAGTTTTGAAAAGTATTTGTTTGTAGCAAAGCACTCTCCATTCATATTCAGAAGTGCAGTAATTTCAGCATATAATAGTTTAGCATTAGCAGATATATTATTATCATATCTAACCTCAGCACTTATTATAGCATAGTAGTTTGGTTGTTCTTTCATTGTTTAATTGTGTTTAGGTATTTCTAATTCATAGCATTTAGTATAAGTTGACATTACCACATCCCACTCACTAACATCTTTATGCCTATACCAGCAAAATCTTGCGTATAAGGCGTTCAATGGCTGTATGAACAGGTAGTGCGTAATTTTCTTTTGAGTGTTGTTATGGGCTTTAAAATTGACTCTAAGGGCATTTCCATTACTTTTAACACCTTTTACATCAATATAATTTAATTCTCCAATGCCTTGCATAACAATATCAGCCTCAACGACTGGTCTTTTTTCAATTAATGGGGCAGCCTTGTATCTTACATCTTTGTTGTTCTCCATTATATGTCTAGCAACTAACTCTGCAAATATGCCAAGACTTTGTATCATGTGTTCCTGCTCTCCCCTATACTTATCTGTGTTTTCATTGTATACATCTGAAGATAGCATACTCCTAGCCTTAGCAAGTTCATCAGATAATCTAATGAAAGTGCTAGGGTAGGTTGTATTTTTCCATTTAATCATTAGAATGGCAAATCTTCTTCTGCTTTTTCTTTTTTAGCAGAAGTTTCTTCTTTTACTGGTGGTTCGTAGTCATTTACATAAGCATAATGAGTAGCCCCTTTTTCAGAAGGTTCTTTTCTTTCTGCTATAACCATAGAAACCCATCCATTCTTTGAGTTGGCTTGTAGTTCATCTACTTTGAAGTTTGCAACAATCATACCTCCAAACTTTGTTTCAATGTTTTTAATACTACTAGGCAAATAAATTTTCTGTTTTTTCTCTTTCATCTTTTAATTTTTTAATTTTATACAATTTAGTTAATGATTTTTTAATACTTGTTAATTTTTTCTCTAATCCCTGTATCTCCTCATCCACCTCTACTTCTAAAATTTTATTCTCAACTCTTTGAAAATTATGTCTATCTGACTTATAATTTTTGTAAAAAAAATCAAATTGTTTAGAATGGTGAATTACTGAAGCATGATGTAGGTTGGCTACTCTGGCAATTTCATTTAAAGTTAACTTAAATATTTTTCTAAGTGTAAAAACATACAATCTTTTTGCATGGATTATACTCTTCTGTCTACTTCCTAAAAAAATTCTACTTCTCTCCACATCATATATATCTGCAATTTCATTCATTATTATATTGTGGTAGAAATCGCTAAATTTTAATCTTCTTTTTATCATTTTATTTATTTTAAGTTAAAAAACCACACAGGCAGAGAAACATAATCTCATCAAAGTATAACTGCTGACATTATTATTTAATAATGATTACAACTCTGCTTGTGTAGTTTAAATTATTTTATATCATAAACTATCGTGTCTATAATATCTTGTATATCCAAGCCAATAAAATCTGCTAATTTTTTGGTATGAGAAAATCTCATTTGAGTTGGGTTCTCTATAAACTTTCTGCTAGTAGCATAATTAACTTCTATTATTTTACACAGCCTTAAATTAGATATTCCATATATCCTTAAGAAAGCCTCAAACTCATTTCTTGATTTTCTTATGTTTTCTAGCGAATATTTATTTGTCATCTTTGCTTAGGTATGCTTCTATTTTCCACTTCTGTACTTTAAAATTATTCTTTCCAGCATGGTAGAAATCTATCAGTTGTTTTTTATTAAGCAGTTGAACAATGTTATCCTCAACAACTTCACCTAATATATATTTGTCATTCCAAATTATATATGTGTAAGTTTTTTTAAAGTGGTCAAAAACTTGTATGTCCAAATACTCCTCTTCTGAACATTTCTTGCCATTGTTTTTTTGGGTCTTTTTCATATTTGTTTTCATTTATTAAAGTTATAATTTCTTCTGCTTCTAATTCTGACAAATCGTTTAATCTATTTAAGATGCTTGATTTTATTGAATCTGATAGAGAGGTTGAATCTATATTGCCCTCAATGATAAGCCATTGGGTATCAGTAATACCACTAGGCTCACCATCAAGTAACTCATCAAACCAATCTTCATCAATCACTAATCAACAATCTCATCTTGACCAAACACTCCTTGCTCATAGAATCCAGCAATCTTAAGAACAACTCTTGACATTGCTCTCTTTTCTGCCATAGCAACTGGGAACTTCTTACCACCTCCCATTAGATTAGCATCAGATGCCTCTCCAAAACTCATAGCGTTCTTAGCCTCATTACCAACTTTCATTGATGCTGCTGCTCTTAATACACATATAGATTTTTCTATATCCATATTAATAACTTCATAAGCAACTGTAATGTTGTTTCTTGAAACAATCTTATCAATTCCTGTTCTTGTGATAATTACAAATCCTCTTTTGTCTTTGTATATATCTTCTTCTGTTAATCCATTTTCTTTGTAAAGCCTTCTAAGTGCTTCTTTTCTAGTTTCTACTACTGGCTCAGGTTGTTTTCTAAGTTTTTCTTGCATAGTTTTTTTCATTTTGTTTTTGTTTTAGTTAATAATTAATTGTAGTTGCGTTATTTGTATTAGTTGTTAATACCGAGTAAATTTCTTTTAATTTTTGCTTTAATTCTATAATTTCAAGTTTAAACTTTGAGTTTGCTTTTCTTAATCTTTCTAACTCATACTTTTCTATTAATCTTATTTGCGATTGAGTATCATTAGTTTCCATAATATTTATTTTCGTTAATAATTAAGGCAAAGTTATAAAATTGGAACTAACCACCAAAGAATTTTTAACATTTTTTCAATAAATGTTTATGCACTAGATATAAATTGTGTGAAATTTATGTGATATTTTAGAAATAATGAACTAAACGAGCCACCTGACCGCTTGTTTTTTCGTGTAAAAAACCTTCAACTGCTTTGGGAACTCCTGTATATCCCTTTCTGCTATGCCAACTGTCTGAACTACTTGGAGAACGCATATACTCTACGCTTACACCAATAAAATCTTTAGCATCTCTCCATTTATGTTTTATCTTGTGATGTAGGTGATGTAAATACCAGTATCTATATTTAGTTTCACTCCACATTTTTGGCTTTTCCTGAGCCATTAATAAAGGTAGGTTATCCATCTTAGCACCATCTCCATGTTCTAAGCCAATTAAATTAACTCCATATTGATAATACTTTCTGTATGCAACACTAATGTCAAATCCAACTTCTTTATCATTCCTGAACCAACTTTTTAATGCGTGTGCTAAATGAAATCCACTTTGATAGTCGTGGTTACTCATAGAGTGTAGAACATCTACAGGGGCTACCTCTCTTAACATTTCTACACATTTAACATACAGCCCTAGAGCAACCTCAAAATGTTCCCACCACTTACCATCTACATCCTGATTAGTACCCTTAGTAGTTTTATTGTAAACATTGTCAACGTGCAATACATCATTTCCTATGCAAAATAAAACCCTGTCTATATCAAACCCTTCTGCTTTATTTATAAGCCCTTGTAAGCCCTCTAAAACACGCATACAGGCAGTTTCTACATTATAATGACTATCACTTTCAACTTCACTAGCATACTTCCCTATGTGAATGTCTGCTGGATTTATTACTAATAAGTGATTAGCGTTTTTGTTTTCTCTCTTTACTGAAGGGTAGTAGGGAGAGTGTTCCTCTATAAAACTTCCAATTTTTTCTAGGACATCATCTGTGTCAATAGATAAGTCCTCTTTAGTTACGACACTAAATCTATATTCGCCATTTGCAGACTGCCAATGCTTAACAGATACTACATCTTTTTTTGATATACCCCTTTCAGATAAATGTATGTCTAATGCTGTATTGCCATTAAGATTGGTGGTACTTTCGGCTCTATTTTCGTAAACCATCTCAACCTCTTCTTCTGAGAGCCTGAGTCTTTTGCCATACTTTTTCATATTATTATCAATTTATGTCCTTGCAATATATGAAAAATAACCCCTATAAAAATCAAAAGTGAGATGTTTGTGAACACCCCACTCTTGAAAACTTAAACAATGAAAACAAAGACAGGCACAACCCTGACTTAGTAAACACAAAGATAATTATTTTTCTTTACTACAAGAAGAATTACAATTATTTTTTTCTTTACAGCAACAATCATTACAGTTGCTTTTTTCAAACACAGAGAAACACAAAGGCAAAACCCCTAATGCAGTTAAAATCAAAGCATTAGTGTCAATACCATTCTTTTCAATATGTAAACTAGCAGCAATTACTACAACCCCACTAACTGTTCTTTTGCTACTCCACTTACCTTTAGAGTCAGTAAAGAGTTCTTTTACTGCTTTCAATAATTCTGTTATTGGCTTTACACCACTAGAAAGTAGTGCATTACCTATCCATTTCTTTATCATTACTTCTTAATGTCTGCTATTCCCTGACCTAATATTAGAGTTAGGATTGCATAATAAACCTTCTCTATTTCAGCCTCTGTCATTCCTAATTTAACTGCTACTACAGGAACAAATATTGCACCCATAGTGTACCAAAACTTCTTTGAATCAAAAATCTTTTTTAACATTTCCATATCTATTTTTTTTAAATTAATAATTAATTAATACAACCAAATCACAGGACTTGGTTTATCATACACATCAATATCTGCGTGTATAAATGATTTATGCAACCCCAACCTCTCAAAATCTGCAAAAACTAAAGCATCCATTATAATAGCCCTAGTGTTACTATCGGTGCATTTTATATCTACTGCTAATCCTTTTATATGTGAAGACTTTGGATTTTTTTTGCTTTCTGGATGGTTCTCACATCTGTACCCACTTGTTACAACAAATGGTATTTTGGCAAATTCTCTGGCTCTATCCAAAGCATATAGTAAATTATCGCTAATTTTATTTTCACCACAACCACATTTACAGGTGAACTCGCTTTTCTTAAAATGTCTAAATTTCATTCTATTTTGAATCTTTAAGGTTTTTAATAACCTCATCAAAATAATCTTCAAATTTATCTTTAATTTCTTCTTCTTCTTCAGGACTGTACTCTTCTGACTCCTCCTGCTCTCCATAAGTAAACAATATAACCATCTCATTATCATCTTCTTCAACTTTTACCTCTAACTCACCATCCTCGTGTAGAGTTTCCATCATCTCTTGAGTAAAATGAAAGTGATGGTCATGTTCTTCATCAGAATAGTATTTTCTTTTCTTTGCCATATTTTCTTTATCTATTTGTTCTAATTTTCTAATTGCCCAATTAATACCTTCATCTCCTCCCCAAGCATCCCAAGCGATACCACCACATCCTTCATCATAAGGAACATCTTTATGCTGTTGATGTCTTTTAAATGATGCCATACGAGCAATAGTTTTCCTAGTTAAATTCTCTCTATTTTTGAGTTGATTGGCTCTTGCAAAACCTACGGAAGTTAGACAGTCATTTGGATTATCATTTTCATCTAGCCACTTTAATGCTCTTGCCGCATTATCTGATGCAGCCTTTGGATAGTCATTATATGTTTCTTCTGCATAATAATCTTTATTAGCAGTTTCACACTCTGATTTAGAAGAATACTCGCATTTGCCAGTTTCACCAAATCTCCATTTCCCATTTTCACATTCGTAACAAGGCATATCTCAATTTTTTATCTTCCCTGACCTATGTACTTCTTCTTGTAACCACATTGACCTTTAGAAGCGTTTTTACTATGAACTCCTTTACGTTTCTTTCTTGTGTTTCCTGTAAACTTAAATACTGCTGGTTTCTTTGCCATACTATAATGTTACGCAAACATATTCAATGTCAATGCCATCTGTGTCTGCTTTTGCTGATATTCTAGTTATGTCTGCAAACGCACCAAAAGTAGTGCTTGATGCAATAGCATCCATCTCGTTATCCATCAATAATAAAGTTTCTCCTGCTTTTAACTTATAAAAGAAAGTATCTCCTTGAGTTATTGATAGGGTAGCAAAATTAGTGTCATCTAAATTTGTTATTCTAAAATATGAGTAATTACTTATATCCACCTGTCCAGCATCATCCGCAGACCCAAAGTTTAATATTGCGGTAAATGACTCCGCAGCAGGAATTGCCATTATTCTTTGCACCACTTGACCATTGCTTGAGAAAGTTTTACTGGTTGTATTACCATATTCAACCCCATTTAATGAGTATGACTCTGTTACTGTTACTGTTAAATTTGCTGCCTCTACTGTTGTTGCCATATTGTTTTATCTTTTATTCTGTAAATATTTTTATTAATGCCCCTAAAGTTATAGCGTAAATCATCCACATTGCTTTGACTAAAACTTTTCTCATAGATGTGTTTCTATTAACTCTAGCAGTAACTCCTGTGTCTGGATTTAATAATTTGTCTGTGAGCATATCTAATTTGTTGTCTATATTGTCTATTTTACTATTTATAGTGGTTATATCCTTCTTCATTGCTATCAGTTCTTCTTTTGTAGTCATTAGAATGTAGTTGTTTGTATCGTTATATTTATATAAATAGAAGAACCTCCTGAAGCCTCTTTTATCATTGGAAATATAATATCTCCTGCTGTTAAGTCAGCAGCAGTTATAGTAGTTTCAGATATAGCAAGAAGCGTGTTGTTGTTACCTCCTCCTGTAATCGCTATCTCATCTATTACTGTTGGTACGATAGCAGAAGTGCTGCTTGGGTCTGGTGTTGCTTTAACGAAAGCAAGAGTAACTGAATTACTACCACTACTTGATATATGTCCTTTTATTAAAACTACTTTGGCAGTTTCAGGTATCACTTGACCTTGACCAATTCTAAATATAACACTTGGATTTAAACTTCCAGAAGAAACTGTATCACTTCCATAATCAACAGCCATCTCATAAGGTGATTTAGTATCTGCTATATCTTCTCCATATTTGTAGGTAGTAGTTCCAGAAGCAACATATCCCTGCATCTTATAATTAGTAACACCCATATAAGACTTGCCCTTCCATTCTAAAACACCATCAGTTCCAGTCGCAGAACTTCCAACAGTTTTAGACAAAACAGTATCATTAGTAGCAATTTCAAATCCTTTTGGATTATGTCTGTTTACATCACTTAAATTTTTATGTTCGTTTGCTGCCATTTATATTTATTTTAACAATCATCACAAGGGCAATAGTCTTTCCAACTATTGTAGTTTCTTGTAGGTCTTGAGTATATACTGTTATACATTATTATACCATGATTCTTATAAGTATTACCATTACAAGGCTTATTAGACTCATAAGTAGGATATAAACCACTTTGGTCATCATCATCCATATAATCTATCATATCTTTCAAGTATATCTCAGCCTTTCTATATGTGTCTTGCTTATAAGCATTTAATTCTGCTGGGTCTATAATAGTAGCAAATTCATCTACATTGTGAACTATACCACCACTACCACTATTACTCTGCACCTCATTTATAACCTCAAATCTAACATACCAACACAAACATCTAACTAAGAAATCATCCATTAAAGTCTGATTAGCAGTTGTTAATGTACCATTGTGATGTTGTGTTTTTATTTCTTCATAAAACTTCTTTCCAATAGCAGACTTTAAGTGTGCTAACTCAGAAAGTAAAATAGTATTATTAGATATTAAATAAGGGTCAGTATTAGCATTAGTAAAACTGTTACTAATAACTTCTGCTGCTGTTACTAAAGGATTGTATTGGTTTACGTTTGCCATATTTAGTCTTGTGTTTGAGTTTCCATTTCAGTTACCTGCAAATCTCCTGCCTCATCATCTCCTTTACCATCTGCATCATCATCTCTAGTTACAATAATCTGCTCTCTATCTGTTATAAACATATTACCCTCTTCAAGCATTGGTAAGTCCTCATCCAACATTCTTCTTTGCTCATTAATAGTAAGTATCTGTTTAGGGTCAATATGAGTAGCAAAACTAATTGGCGGCTCATAGTGAATAACTAATTCTTCTGGCAAGAAACCTAATTCGTTGTATAAAACAGTTCTAAGACCATTTAATAGCAAATCAGAAGTATCTTTAATTACAGTAGTCATTGCTAAATCATAAGCAATTCTAATCTCACTTCCTGTATTGTTCATTTTACCAGAACTAACTAAACCACTTAATGATGGCTGCCATCTATGTGCAGTTACAATATTCTGGTCAGTAATTCGTTGTAAATCTATCCAACTACCTTCTTGGTCATCTTTTATAATCTGAACATTAGCCTGTGAACTATCTCCATTCTTAACGATAAACATAATTTTACCATTATTCCCATCCCCAACAAACTTCTTTTGTGCTTCTCTTACTAATTTCTTTGCTTCTTCTTCTCCCATATCTCCATTAATCTCAACGATTGCTGAAGGCTGGAAGCCATTTTTAAATTTTGTGTGATTCCACTTTCCAATTTCATAGTCAACTGCAATATGCTCTAATGCAGCAACGTAATCTGGCAAACCATAGAATTGGAATGTAGGCTCATAATCTTTAAATTGAACGACAAATCTATTTGCTCTAACTCTTGGATAGATAGGAATAATAGATAGTTTGTCTTTCATAGTATTGTACTTAGCCCAGTCTGGGTGTACATATACTTCTTTTTTATTTTTAGATGCTCTAACAGTAGTTGCATCTATATGATACAGATTCAATCCACCATCATACAAAACGCCCTCTAAATAGGCATTTCCAAAAGTGTAATAATCATCTGCTAATTTTTTAAATACTTCTCTTAAAGACTCTCCATCTGCATTTACATCTTTAATGTATTCTTTTACATCTTCATTGTTAGTTACAAACTTAGCACCACTTGTAAATACTGCTTTTTGAGCCAAGACACTTCTATGAGTAGAAGATTTACGCTTTAATTCTGCTAAGTATTGAGGAAATAAGTTGTTAGTACCAAAAGGTATAAACTTAGTCCTTACTTTTGATAAGTCTTGAGGTTCTTCAATATGTTCAGGAATTGCTAAGTTAAAAACTCCAAACTCAAAAGTATTAGTCTTTTTTGTCTGTAGATTTTTTACCTGACTTTTTGTCTTTGTTTGCTTTCTTTGGCTCATCTTTAGTTTTTGTAGTTAATTTTTCTACTTTATCAGTCATTCCTAAATCTTCATAAGCATACGCTAACTCCTCTTGGGTTGCTATAGCCCATTTAATTTTAAAATCACCCTTATAGGTAGTTCCTGATGATAGTTTTGCTTTATATTCTGCCATAATTGTATATATTTTTAAATGAGGTGAATCTACTTTATTTTCTGCACAATCACACATTTTATAAAAAAAGATATTAATAGGGAAATGTTACTAAACTTTTTACGAACAAAGTTCAACCTATTATTATACCTTTATCTTATTACGCAGCAGTTGTTGCTGTTAACGCTGAAGTATTAACTGTAACAGTTCCAATATACTTTCTTGGTAACTCAAACTGTCTTGCAGTTAAAGTAACTGTCATTCCACTTTCATCAGAAAAAGCAGCCCCTGTTCCACCTTCCATACTTGCTAGATTTAAGAAAGTTTGGCTTTTAGCAGCGACATCTTCATTTGCGTATTTTTCACTAGCCCCAACTACCCACCAAGAGCCATTAGTGTCTTTTACCATACCCATCATACAAGTGTCCAACATTGCTTGAAATTCAGCAAATCGGTCATTGTTTATCTGTGGTATCATAAATGATATTGTACACTCAAAAGCAGTTGAACCATTTTCTTTTGTTGCATTTATTGTCAAAGCACCAGTTTCTTGTTTATTCTCAAAAACAAACCAGTTAGCAGCAGAAGAACTTGTAAGAATACTATCTATATCATGCTCTGAAGCAGCGTTACCATAAACTACTGCATCATTAGTGTCCCAAGTTCTTAACAATAATTGTGTAATACCACCAGTAGATTGCAAGTTACTACACTCTACCCCTATACCTTTATCTATTGCCATTTTATTATTATTTTATTGATTATTAAAAAGTAATTAAGAGAGGAGGCTAAACCTCCCCTCTATCATTACATTATTTTTACTTCAAAAGCCCCCATTGAACAAGTGAAGGGTACAAGAACTGTACACCTAACTTGAAGTAACCTCTAAAGAACATTTTTTCTTCTAAATCATCATAAAATACTTTAAAAGAACCTTCTGGGTCAGTTACATCAGAACCAATGATTAAGTTGTCAACTGCACAGTAACATAAACCTTCTGTAGCCTCATGAGTACCAGACTTCATGATTGTTGGGTTTAAGTCTGCTAAGATAGTATCCCACTCGTACATAGGCACTAACTCAACACCTCTAAACTTAACAACTAAAACGCCATCTTGTTGGTTAGTAATTGCTAAATCAGCAGAAGTTCCTTCTAAGTTTTGCAAGTAAGCATTGTAAGTCTTTGGAGTTACAAATATTTTCTTCTCTGCTGCTGGAACTTGTTGTAATGCTGCTGGTGCTGCATCATAAGCCTTTCTTATTAAAGAAATAGCCTCTGCTGCTGTTGGTGCTGCTGGGTCAACTACAGTAACTGTACTTTTTGCTGCCTCTACAGTTGCATCATCTCCCATTAATTTCATCCAACCAGACATTTGGTCGTAATTTGAAGTAGAAGAATCTCCACCCCATGCTAATCTTACTACATCTTGTGCAATACCTTTTACAGCACGATTTACAATCGCATCTGCTAATTGAGTACCTTCAAGATTCATTACATCAACACCATTTCTGTACATTTCTTCAATGTAAGTTCCGAAAAACTCATCAGTACATTGCTCAAGAGCAACTCTCATTCTACCAGCAGTAATTGTTTTCTCATCAATATTAAATTGAGTTGAACCACTTGTTGCTGAACACGCTGTGTATTTTTGAACAATTTTAGTTAGAGCAGCAGAAGTAAATACGTTCATTTTGTGTTTTACATTAGGTAAAACTCTGTAGTTACGCATAATGTCATCACTTCTAAATACTGGCTCATAAAATATTTCGTTAAGGTTCGCACCTGAATAAGTTGCGAATGTTCCTTTATTTGCTACGTTTGCCATTTTTTTTCTATTTTTTAATTATTAAATTTATTTCTTACTCTTTCTGCCATTGCATTATAAAAGTGTGCATTAGCATCTTCTTTTTTGTTTTCAACTACTACAGGGTCTGCTTCAGTTTCAATCTCAGTACCTTTAGCATCTGCTTTGTTGATTTTAGCGTTTAACGCTTCTACTTCTCCAGTTAAAGTTTCATTAGTTCCTTTTGCAGTCGCTAATTCTTCTTCTAATGAAGTGATTTTGTTAGATAACTCTACGTTAGCAGTTTCAAAGTCAGAAATTTTATTCATAATCTCATCATTATCTCCTAAGTTAACAGTTATCGTAGTTTCTTCAACAACATCATCAGAAACTTTTACATCACCTTTTACAGTAGCAACAATTTCTTCAACCTTGTTGTTAAACCATTCTTTTAACTCATTAGTCATTTTTTTGTTATTTATATTAATACTC